TTATATTGGTCAAACGCTGAAGTTCTTGCGAGAATCAGTAACTATCATCTGCTTAAGTGTAACTTGCATGTAAAGTTCGTTTTGAACGGAAATGCTTTTTATTACGGGCGCTTAATTGCGTCATACTTGCCCTTTGATAGTGTAGATCAGTCGTATTTCAATAGAAATCCAGTGCGAGCGGATTTCACCGGCTTATCTCAGAAAATGCATGTTTACATGAATCCCACACTGTGTCAGGGTGGAGATTTGCAACTGCCATTTTTCTATGATTCCAATGCACTTCAAATACCGTACAAAGAGTGGACACAGATGGGACAAATCCGTGTCGGTGCAATAAATCCACTCAAGCACGCAAACGGAGGGACAGAACCAGTTTCCCTCTCCATTTTTGCCTGGGCCACGAATGTTTCGTATGCCATACCTACTAGAAATCGTCCTGAAGCTGGAGATGAGTATTCCTCAAATATCATCTCCAAACCAGCTTCAACGATAGCGCGTTATGCCGGTAGTTTGGCGACATTACCATGGATTGGCCCCTTTGCTCGTGCTACAGAGATTGGTGCAACTGCGGTTGCGTCAGTTTCGAAAATTTTCGGTTATGCTGCTCCCATTGATTTGGCCTCCTCCTTACTCGTTCCGCGGGCTAGGAACTCTTTGGCCACTACTGATGACAAGTATATGGGATTGAAGTTGACAGTCGACAGTAAACAGGAACTTACTCTAGACCCAGCTACAACCGGAATAAACACCCCTGATGAGCTAACCATTTGTGGAATAGCACAGAAGGAGTCCTACTTAACGACCTTTGATTGGGCCGTTAATGCTGCAGCTGAGCAATTACTATTCAACTCATATGTAGATCCTGGGATTCACCAAATTCACGGGCCTGCTAATGAGCATCACTTAACAGCAGCAGCTTTTGCAGTCTTACCCTTCAAGTACTGGCGAGGTACCATGAGATTTCGATTTCAAATAGTGGCTTCCGAGTATCATAAAGGTCGTATCCGTATCGTGTATGACCCCAACACCGGTGGCGCTACATCAGCCTACAACACGCATTACAATAAAGTTCATGACATTTCTGTGGCCAAGGACTTTTCATTTGATGTAGGTTGGGCTCAGAGTACCCCATACAAGCAGAGCTTTGGAATTAATAACACACCCCTCACGGATATGTTTGGGAGTGCCGCTCTGTTGTTGAAGAGACAAGACATAGGAAACGGTGTATTGTCAGTTTACGTTCTGAATAAACTTACTACGGCTTCTACTGTGGTTAGTGACATTCAAGTGAACGTATTTGTTTCTATGCTAGATGATTTCGAAGTAGCTGAACCTTCTGAACGACTATCGGACGTGAGATTTACACCCGTCCCTATTGAAGGTCGCAATCAACCAGAAGCGTTGGACAACGCTGATGAAGTTGAAAATCCTGTCACTGATCCTGCTCCAATTGGGTCAATGGCTGACACTGGTATAGTAGATAAGGATGTGACTAAGCTGTTCTTTGGCGAAGTCATTGCATCATTCCGCCAGCTTCTTAAGAGAAATTATTTTCATGAACGCATTTTGATTCCAGTCGTGGATTCACTTGCTATAGTTCAAGTTTCTCGAGGAGCTTTTCCTGGGTACGGCGGATATACTGACACACAACCCCCACCTGGTAGTCCCATTATAGATTTAAACAATGGTAGTTACTATTATTATGCACAGACAACTCTTCTTAATTATCTAAGTAAAGCGTACGTTGGTCGCCGAGGATCACTACGTTGGCTTTTGGATTTTTCAAGATGTCATGCATCTACCGTTGCATCAGGATACCTAGGTGGATCCACATCTGTAATTTTCGGTCGGGATGACGATTATTTCATTACTACAACAATTTATCCCCATGAGGCAGCAAACCTCCCAGGCGACTTTTTAGCCGCAAATCTTAACTTGCAAAGAGGGTTCACACCCCGTGGAGCTAGCATTACAAACAATGCTGTTAATCCGCTTAGTGCCGTGGAAATACCGTACTATGCTCCAAAACGATTCTCTCCTACTCGGAAAAATGAGACGTTTACAGGGAACAACCAAGAACCTGGATGGAAATTCCAGTTCACCACCTTCCCGGTGGAGGATCCAACTGATTCGTACGTTGACACGTATGTTTCTGCTGGTGAAGATTTTAATTTATTCTACTTCAACGGGTTACCAATCGTCTATTACCAATCAATCGCTCCGGATCCACT